CCACGCATAACGTTGCGGAGTTTCCGACGACAGTTCTTCATGCCGGGGTGGTGACACCCTTCGTTCGGCCAGAGACCAGTTGTTTCATGGTGCAACCATGCGCAAATATTGTTCAGTGGATACAACTCGGGGTGATCGGCAAGAATGACACGACACCGACGGAAACCGCCTTCACGACGCATAATGGGTCGCCAATAGCGGAGTAGCCGTTCCAAGTTGCCACGGCGCGGTCCCCGACCACGCAGTACATCACCGGTAAAACGTTCCTGTGGGATAGCGTCAGGAGGGATAGGAGCCTTTACGCCTGATTCGCCCTTTACGGGAACACAGTTGGGAACCATTCCACCATTTTTGCCGGGTTTCATTCCAACCATTTCGTAACCGGGCCAGCAGGGACCAGTTTTAACCTGCTGTGGTTTCATCCCGTCTTCGTCGTATTCTTCTTCTTCCTCGTCTTCGTTCTCCATTGGCAGAAAAACCGTAGTTGGTTTTACGCGTTCTGGTTCTCCAAACATGATTTGTGTTCCATCAAAGTGATAACCCATGCGCCATGTCTGCATGTCGTCATCTTTCATCAGATCAAAAACAACAATGTTTTTTGACAACTCGCGAAGACGAACTGCTCCACCTAGTTTCGATGAAATAGCCATAGCAACCATCCTTGGTGCCACTGGCATAGATTCGTCACCTTCACCGACTAGGGGGACTCGCGAAGGGCCGGATTCTCCGCCGTCCCAGCACTTGCTATCCATTTTCTTTTCAATGGCATCGCGAACAATGTTTTTCATGTAGTCCTCACCTCGCGTACCTACTGCCAACCATTTAATTTGAGCAATAACACTGGGAAGCCGAAAATCGCCTTTATGGCGAGCAATCCATGCTTCACGAAGTTCTATTGCCTTGATCTGATCTTCGGTCTTTGCCATGCCGCCCTGTTCAAGAATTTTCGACAGGATTTCGTATTGGTCATCGCCTTTGATGTTTCCGCCAGCGTCCCAAATATCTGGGTGATCCTGTTTAATCATTTGAGCAAAGCGACGGTCAAATAGGTCCCATTTGCTTTTGCGCATTGAATCAAGTCGGTCGCCAGACTGATCGGATTTGATAGAGATAGTTGCTGTCAGTTGATTGGCACCATGAAGAACTGGGGAAACTTCATAAAGTTCAACAAGTTTCAAAATGTTTGCCTGTTGCGATGAATCGTAAACCGCATCTAGGGTCTTATACCCAATCGACCATTCTTGTTCTTCGCCAAAAAACATTATGTTGGCAAATGCCTCACGACCACGTTCTGACTTAAGGTTGAATTGAACGCGAGCAAAAAGACCACCAATTTTTGCTGCTTTCATTTTTGCTGGCAAACGCGGGTCGGATGGTCCAACTTCGTAAATCTCTAGAACCTTTCCAATCGGTTGGTTCCAGTCGTGACCCCATACCACGCGCGGCTTACGTCGCTTTAGGCTCTGCTCAAAAGCGCCCGGTATAATTATGTCGCCAACTGAATCTTTATTCCCGATTCCGGCAACGAAGCACTCAACAATACCCTTTGCCTCGTCTACGGAAATAGCACCGTTAATCGCCTTAAACTCAACATCTGCGTCAACGGCAGTATTTTGAAGCGTTGCTTTCGACATACTACTCCTTGTAGTTCAGCCTAAAGTATGTCGTTATTTTTCACGCTGTACGGAAAGTTTGGTGCAATAGTTTCTATAAACTATTGCAAGCAGGCAAAACGATTACATCAATTACCGAATTTCAGCCTACAACGACAGCCAATAGTTAGACTCGGCGGAGCAAGCGGATCACCCGGAAACCGCAACAAAGACCCACCTACAGTAAATCCTTCATCAATATCTACCGATTTACCCTCTAGGAACCGATGCTCATTACGAACGCGACCGTCTTTGCGCGTTACCCAAGTCTTCTTAGACTTGCCACCTATGAGATTAGCAGTGTGCCAAACACCAGCGTTATAGGCGGTTTGTGCTTCATGCTCTGCAATCTTGCGCTTACGGCGTGTTAGCAGATAAAGAAAGATTGCAATAAGAGCAGCCTTAAGCAGAGCATGCCCGTCGTCGTCTTCTCCACGCATAGCCAAAGCAGTGATAATTGCAGCAGATATTTCTTCTTTGGTTGTTTCGTTTGATTGCTGAATTCTTGCTACTTGGTCATCGACGTAGGCTTTAATTTCTTCGTCATAAACTTGTGGATTTGTTCCATTTTGATTTGCGGTATTTTCGGCTGCTTCCTTAAGTATTGCTGTGAGGACGGGCCGAATATCATCTTCCATTTGCTTATCCCATACAGCAGAGTCAAAAATATTGTCAACAGATAATGTGCCACTCTGTAGTGCCTTTCGGGCCTTCGCCCCTCCTGCTTTTTCTAGAATAACTCGTTCCTGTCGCTCAAATAACCGTTCCAGATTGCGGTCAAGAATTTCCGTCCACCTTTCAACCGACTCTTCGGCCTTGACATCCCATTCATCGGGGACCTTGGACTGAACCTCAAACCCCTTGAACGACATCCCGCCAGTTGACAACCCGGCCTGCTGAGCCGGAGTGGGTTCTCCTGCTGGAGTTTCGGCGGGAGGTGCTTCTGCCTCCTGCTGAGCGGCCTGCTGAGCGGCCTGTCCGGGCGGTGGTGCTGGAGTAGGCGCACCAGCAGCACCCGCCATGTCTACGGGCATACCGGGCGCTGCCGCACCCTCCCCTCCTGTTTCCATCTTCTTTTCCGTATTTCCAATGGGGGTAAGGTTTGGGTTTGCCAACATGGCATCCATAAGTTCTGATTTGATCTTTTTTCGACCAGTGCCGCTTCGATATTCGTTGCCGGAAATAAGACCAGTTCGGAACTCATTCATCAAATACCGTTCCCGTTCCTGCTTATACAGAACAAGAATCGGAACTTCATCTGTATTGAAGTCAATATAATATTTATCGTCTAATTCGTCTAGACCACGCGCCAAAGTGTGCAAATGGGGAAGCATGGTCTCCATCCAGAACACTCTCAGTTCTTCTGCCGCATTACTGAAAGTTCGACCAGCAGCATTACCGATAGCAGTTTCAGGAACACCAAATGCAGAAAGAATTTCCTCTTTCGTAATGTTCCTCATCTCTGTATAGGCAGCATCCCTCGGATTTGAACCGGTATCAATAAAATCCACACCATCGTCAGAGGAAAGGACAGTTACGGCCCCACTTCGGTTTATGTTGCCACGGAACCGGTGTTTTAATTCCTCTTTATCATCATCGTCAATTTCGCCTCGCACATTGAGGATGCCACCGGGTCGGCCATCATTCAAAAGAAAGTTTCGGTTATAAAGTTTTGCAAGGTTTTCAATTTCAATAGCAACGCCCGCCGCTTCCATTGGGGTTAGCGACCTATATGGATCAAGTGGATGTGGGCGACGAATCCATACCACATCATCGGGGCGAAGAATTTTCTTGCTACCATCAGGCATCAAAACCTCAAACCCCGCAACAAAGGTTTTGGGGTCTGGGATTGGGGCGGTGTATTCAGGTGGAAGTAAATGAACGCCTACGATGTCGCCGCCTCGTCCCCTAATTTTTTCAATAAACACGCCGCGCGTGGACATCAGGAGTTGAGAAGAAAGTCGATACCTAAAAACAAAAGAGTTTTCACCGATATTTGCTTTACTGTTAAGCAGATTAAGAACTTCACTTGCTGAATTGTTGCTAATAATTTTTCCTTCTGGCGAGTTGTCATCCCGAAGAAAAACCGGCAGTCGCGCTTGGTTTCCGGCAATGGCGTCTACGCACCTATAAACCCAAGTGACCTTTTGCATGCCCTCGCGATAGGCCCGCTGAATATCCCAACCATCTTTATAAGCACGACCAATAAACGATGGGTTTACAGAAATAGGCGCGCCAATAGGAACCTGTGCGCTTTTTTCGTTGTAGCCCTGAATATCCTTAGAGTTTACGGAGTTCCACGCCATTATTCAGCCCCTAGGAGATAGCCAAAAAGACCGGATGTAACTCCAAGAGTCACTAGCCCTGCTGGCATGAAAATTAAACCTGCACCCAATGATGTAAATATTACAAAACAAAACATCAAAAAGTAAGCAGTTGCTGAACGGTACCGCTTAACTGC